GGACGGCCAGTTCGGTCGGGAACTTGACGTCTGAGCCCGTCGTGCCGACGGTGGTCACGATCTCCAAGTCGTCGATGTTCCCGCCCGTGACGCGACCGACCAGCCGTTGCTCCGCGACGGTAAGCGCGACAGGGGTGTCGTCCAGAATCGCCGCGATGATGGTCTGAGCGTCAAAGTCCGTCTCCATTACAGCGCCGGCCGTGTCCACATTGGCGGCGTCCGTAACGTCCGCCCCGTCCTCGACGTTGAGCAGCGTCCGGACCTGCGTCGCCGTCAGCGCGGCAATGTTCCCGGCGGTGATGCGGCCGACGATGGTCTGCTCGGCCACAGTCAGCGCGGCCGGCGTATCGTCTGCCGTCGCCGCAAGGAGCGTGTGGGCATCGAACAGGGATTTCAGGACTGTTGCCGCGGTCGTGGATATGGCGAGCAGCGTCCGCACTTGCGTCGCGGTAAGGCCAACCACGTTCCCGGCGGTGATCCGCCCCAGTAGCGTCTGCTCGGCCAGGGCCACGGCCGTGATGTCCCCGCCCGCCCGGGCTACCACGGACTGAGCCGCTATCGCCAGGTCGTCGATGTTCCCGCCCGCACGGCCGACGAGAGTGTTGTCCGCCACGGTAACGGCAGCCGGTGTGTCGTCCGCCGTTGCTGCAATGATGGTCTGAGCGTCAAACAGCGCCTTGGCCACGTAATCCGCTGCAATCTCCACTGCCGTCAGGTAGGTCGGCGACGTCGGGGGTGGGGATCCCGCCGCGCCGTCGTCCAGCTGCTCGAAGATGCGGAACGTCGGAATCTGGATCAGTGTCTGTGCGTAGTTGTTCGCGTCGAGCCATGAAAACTCCATGACGCCGTCGGTGTATTCGTTGGTGCTCCCGAGCGCCGTCGCGATATCAGCGTCCGTCAGTGCGACCAGCCAGGAGACCCTTCCGTACGCCAGATTTTCCTCAGCCCACAGGCCCTGATTGTAGGCGTCCTGGAAGCCCCAGGAATCTTTGTCCGGGCCGACGGCGACACGGCTCGATCGGATCTGGCACCGCGCTGCGTTCGCGCCGGTCAGAACCAAGTTTTCGAGGGTGCCGGTGCCGTCGTCAATCTCCCGGACGAAATGGCAGCAAATAAGGATGGAGTCCCCGTGGACGGATGCAATCACGTCGTAGGGCTGGTCAGAAAAGTCGGTCCACGTGCCGCGCGTGACGTTGACCTTCAGGTTTAGCTGCTTCATGGGGTTGCTTCCTTACTCGAACGTGTACCCGCCGGCTACGTAGTGGTCGAAGATGATGAGGGACGGAGGGGACGAGACACCCAGGTCGACCTCGTCAGTCGTAGGCCCGAAGGACTCGGGCGCGCCGCCGTTGATGCCGACCGTGATGTCTGCTGCGAACGGGAAGTTGTCGGCACCCCACGGGTTGTGATAGTGGAGGTAGTAATTGCCATCGCCGTGCAAGATCGTTTGGTACCACAGGTCGACCGTGTACTCGGAGTACTGCATCGCGTGCAGGACTGTGTACATGGCCAGCGCCCACGTGGCGAGCGTCAGATTCCGGCATGTGTGCGGGCCATTGCCCACGGCGCCGCGCGGAACAAGGTGAGTCGTGCCGGCGTGCGTGAAATAGGCTGGGGACATACCCGCGCCCTTCCAGCCCGCGTTCTTCGAGGAGTAGGGGTCGTATAGGTTCTCATTGCCGCCCCAGCTCGTCATGGGCAAGGTCAAGGGGTTCCCACCGTAGGCGGTGCCTGTGTTGCCGAGGGTTGGGCCGATGTACCAGGGACCGCCAGCGCCCTCAAGTTGCCACGCTACCCAATACGGCTCGTACCAGATGTAAACGCTCTCGGTGTCATGCTCGAGCCATTGCGTTGTGCCATCGGTCTGCACGCTGTAGAGACCATCGCACACGGCTGGCAGGTAGGTATCGCGCGACCAAATCTGGTATTGAAACCAAGTCGAGAGCAGGTCGAGCAGCATGAAAAAGCGGCGTGTCGGGAGCGTCGGCCGGTAGGTTGCCGCCTGGTAGACGGCCGTCACGGCTATCTCGAGTTGCTGACCGATGGGCACGGAGTCTGAGGTCAGCGAAAACGAGTCAAAGGCCGTGTCCAGGTCGCCGGTAAGGGAGTTGCCGAGAACGATGCCCACGGCCGCCGCGCGCTCGGCAATTGCCTGGCGCAGAGCCTCCAGGTACGGCGTGAGTAGGCGCCCGTGGATAGCAGACGCACTCGCCCAGCTGAGCGTGTACCCGCCCTGCCAATCGCAATCTGTCCAGTTGCTGAAGGCTATAGCCATCGCGGGGGATCCACCGTCCAGTATGCCTCGTCGGTCCCGGCATTGTCCCAGGTCTGGCGTGACGCATCGAGCCACGTATCCACGGGAATGCTTTCGCCGGCGTCGATCTGCAGAACCTTGATATCGGCGCTTGACTCGGTTGCGGCGTTGTCCTTGCCTCGGCCGTAGACGTGCGCGACGTGATCCTCACCCGTGCCGGAGACGATCTTCACGGGCACCGTTGGCGTGCTGCCGGCCCCGGCAAAGCGTACGGGGATGTTCGACGCCGCCGCCTCCAAGTCCGAGACGCGACGGGCGACGCTGCCGGCGCTGCCGCGCGCCTTGAATACGGCCGACAGGTTGAGGTCGTGCCATTCGGTCGCGAAGCTCAGACCGCGCCTCTGCATGTCGTAGGTGATGCGGGATATGATCGTGCCGGCCGGCGTGACCGTGCCGCCGGAATAGGTCTCTTTTATGACCTGGCCGAGACGGTCCAGAATCTTCAGGTCCCGGTACTGCACCGCGATCGCCGCACGGCGCCGGCCGTACCAGCTCTGTGCCAGGGCTGCAATACGCTGGAGGATCGGCACGTCGTTGCGCGTGACCTGGGTCGCGCCGTAGGTCGAGAGCGTGCTCTTGCTCGCGTCGTAGATTGTGCCCTCGACGACCGCCCAGTAGTGCGCGTGCGGTACGTCGATAATCTTCGTGCGGCTGATCTCGCCGGCCTCGGCCTCGGTCGCCGTGACCTTGACGCGGACGCGCTCGTCGGTGTAGAGCGAGACGGTCGCGACGAGGTCCCGCCAGTTGAGCTTTGCTTCGTTGACGCTCGTGCCGCCGAAGCTGAGCAGGCCGAAATAGTGAGGGTACCGCGGATGTAACTGCAGCCCGGGCGCGTCGTCGAGCACGCGGATAGTGGCACCACGGTAGTCGTCGCAGTCCGGATCATCGACGCGGTAATAATTGCCGTCCGGCGCCTCAATCCAGAGCATCGGGCGCTTGGGTTGCTTCGTGCCCGCAACGCCCGGCTCGAAGATCGGGAGCGTCCGGTCCAAGAGCAGGCCCGGGAGGTAAAACTCCTGCAGCTGCGTCCAGTCCGGAGCACCGGTCGTCTCATCCCACAGCGGCATGACGACCTGCGCGCCGTCCATGCCGTCCCACGCATCGGGGATCTTATACCGGCAGAAAACGTGCTCGTGCTGCTCCTGCTGCCGGCTGGCGTCCGCGAGGCTGTCATAGGCCGTCTCGTCGGCCGAGCTCCAGCCGGCGTCCAGCGTCGCCTCGGTGTACTGGATCGAAAAGCCGACCCGCATCCGTTCGCCGCGCACGATGATCGTGTCGTAGTGCACGTTTTCGAGGTGCGTAATCGACGCCTGGCCCATGGTCGCCTCCTCATCCATGGTCAGCGTGACAACGGTCGCGTTCGCGGGGATGTAGGCGCCGATGGGCTGGTCAGCCACCGACAGCACGGAGATCACCGTGTCGGCAACCTGGAGCGCGAAGCCGCGCGACGGCGGCACAAGGCCCATGATGATGTCCCAGTATGTGCGCCCGTCGAGGTTGTCCCACGCGTCGGTGATGTTCGCCAGGTACGCGTGCTGGCCGGTGAGCGTGAACTGAATCCCGAACTGCTGATAGGCGCAGTAAAGTACGTGCTGCAGCGCCGTCAGTGCGGTCCAGTCGACGGCGTCTGACGCGTGGAACCCGTAGACGTCACTGATCGCGGCCGTTGCGCGATTCCCGACGACCTGCCCGTTTCGGCCGCGGGCTGAATGATTGAACGACAGGACGCGGTTCAGGCGGCGCAAAGCCGCGGCCCGGGAGACGTAGCACCGGTCCATGACGTGCTGTTGCAGAAAGTATTCCAGGCCATACGCGACGAACTCCGCCGTGCCGGTGTAGACGGTCTCGGTGGCGTCAAACGGGTTGGTGGTCGTACTGTCAATGTTCTCGGTCGCCGTCGGGCAGTAGCCGTACCAGTCATGGTCATCCGTTCCGTCCGTGATCGTGACCTTGATGTACTTGCCGCGGAAGTTGGTCGGGGTCACCACCGCGCCGCCAGCGCCGGCCGCGCTCGTCTCGTGGATGTAGCCATAGTGCTGGCGAAATCGGCAACGGTTCATGGCCGGAGCAAGCACGAACTCCACCGAATCGACGTCAATGTCGGTCGCTTCGGCCCAGGAGTCGGCCCGCAGTTGCCGGGAATAAAGTGTTGCCGTGACGGTCGCCATGGGTCATCCAGTGCGCATGACAGTGAGTTGACAGGTGACCTGCCAATTCGCGTTGCTCAGCGTGCTCTCGATCCGCTTCGGCGGCTCGCAAGCCACGTCCACGACGAACACGCGCCAGCGGTAGTCGTTGTCCAGGTCCGAGACCAGGAACGCCTCCGCGCCCTTCGCGCCCTCGACGGCACTGATAAAGGCACGGGCATTGCCCTCGGTATCGAAAAAGCGGATCCCGGTCACCGTCGTCTGCGAACCGCGTTTCCCGACGTACTTGAAGCGCGTGGTACTAGCGCCGGCACGCGTGATGTCCTCATACTGCGGGCCCCACGCGCCGATAGCCGCGTTGCGGACCGTCTTGAACCACAATGTTCTGGCTGGCGTCGCCATCGGGGTTACTCCACGCTCAGGCCGGCGTCAGCCGGGGTGCGTTGGCCGGAGGTCACACCCGCCGCGATCCGGTCACAGGATTCATCGGCAATCTTGACCCCGTCGCCATTGGTGAGCCTGTCCCATCCGGCTTCCATGACGTATTTGGCGACGTGCATGGCCATGGTTACGGGGCCCAAAAAGGGCTCGGGATGCGATGCAGCAAAGCGCCCAACAGCCCGCGTCATACTGCCTGGCGTCTTGTCTGCTTGGCCGGAGTCTTCCAGGACCGACTCCATGCCACGGCCGAGATACCCGGCCCCCTTGAGGATGCTCCGCTCGAGAAATGGTCGGCCTCGAACCTGAGCCGCCAGGTCCAGGTTGGCGGCCTGACGGTCGAGGGTCGACGCGCCCGCGGCCTCCATCTGTGCGATCTCTTCGCCACGCTCAGCCCGTTGCTTGCGCTTGGTTGCCGCGAGCTCTGGAATGGCCTCGAACGTCGCCAACACGCCGGACATCACGTCACCCTTGCCCGTCGCGGCGTCGACCTCGTGCAGGCGTGTCGTGAGTTCTTCGATTTGGTCGGCGACCTGTAGGATATTCATGTAGCCCTTCAGGCCCTCCTTGCGGCCGAAGAACTTGATCAACTCCTTCTCGGACATCCCCATGGCCTCGATCTCTTTCGCTGCCCCGACCAGCCCCTTGCCAGTGAGCCCCTTCTTGCCCATCGTTTTGCCGAACGCTTCCAGCTGCGTGCCGGCCATCTCGACGCTGCCGCCGGCCGCGGGCGTCACCTGGGACATCGCGGAGAGCATCTCTTCGTCGCCGACCTTGGCCATGCGCATACTTGCGCCCAAGCCGGCCGCCGGTAACAGAAACTGCGCGAAGTCAACGGGAGACACCTCAGACGCCGCGAATACCTTGTTGATGACGTTTCGGAGCCCGCCCGTCTCTTCGGCGCCCATCGCCTTCTGAATGCCGGCCACCCCCGTGGCGGCTTCTATGGCCGCCTCCCCGCCGCCAAGAACCGAGGTTAGCGACGCGATGGGCTTTCGGCGGTCAGCAATGTCATTCGATTCCAGGGCGAACTGCATCAGCATGGCCTGATCCAGCGTCATGCCGGTTTCCGTGGCCGATTTCTTGGCTTCGCCGATCATGCCCTTGAGTTTCTTGACATCGCCGCCGGCAAGCTGGGCCAGCTTCCCCATAGGGCCGGCAGCCTGTTCGGTGAGCTGGGCGCCGCGCTCCTGCTCGGCGTTCATGGCGCGGAAGGACGCCGTTGCGGCCCTTACCGCCCGGTCGATAATGGCCATCGTGCTGTGGACGCCGAGCAAGGACATCGCCATGCCCTCAATGCCCCGCTTGGCTTTTTTGGACGACTTCTTCATCGTGTCGCCGATAGCGGAGCCCTTGACGATGACCTTCTGTTGCGCTTTCGTGAGGCCGTCGAAGCCGGCTTGAGCTTCCTGGAACCCGCTGCTTCTGGCTTGGATGTCTAGGTTTGCCATTGGGGTCGCTCACTCAGCACGAGGAAGAACATGTCGAGACACGTCGGTGTATAGCTCGGCAGCAGACCGCGCCGCCAGGCTATGTGCCGCTGGAATCGGGCGTTTCGCCAGGACCAAAAGGGGCGCCGTCGAGGCCCCCCTCGGCCCCGAGTAGCGCAACAATCACGCGCTCGATCTCTGTCCAGTCCACGATTGCCTTGATGGCGTCGGCACTGGATTCGGGCGAGAACACGCGGAGCGCGGAAAGCTCTTCGATCGTCACGTCGTAGTTGATTCTGATAGCGTCGGCAATGAGTTGCCGCGCGAAGTCGTCGCCTATCGTGGCCGCGGCCTGCTTCCGCTCAAGGACCGCCTCACGCATGGCCGTGGCCGTGTCAGCCGCGCGGGATGAGACGTCGGCGAACTGGTCCTTTACCTCCATGTGCCACGCGCCGTCCGGGCCCTTGACGTCCCAGCGCGGAAGCGTGCACGTCGCTACGAACGGATTCGCCACCGGGATCAGCCAGCGTTGCTCGTCGGCCATGGTCACCCAGTAGCCGGGGACCGTCTTCTCGCGGATCAACACGGCCGGATCGACGTCACGCAGTACGCCTATCCAGGCCCCGCCGACATCGTCCCAGCGCTGAATGGCCGGCAGGTAGGTGGGGACTGTGCCCATTTCGCGGGCCGGCGGTGCAACCAGGGCGCCGCGCTTATCGTCCACCGGCCCCGTCGCGTTGCGCCCGATAATGCCGCCAAACTCGCCGTTGACCGCAAAGCGCCAGGCGTATTCGTCCGGCACGTTAAGGGAGCTCGGGAACCAGTAGCAAATCGGCGCGTAGGGCATCGGCGTCGCCTCCGTTATCCGATCTTCGAGAACTCAAGCTGGCACTCGCCGCCGCGCATCGACGCGAAGGTCTGGCAGGTGCCCAGGTCCACACTCACGGTCCCAGCGCTGTTGGCGTCCGTGAAAAGCACGACCACAGTCTCGGAGACCCCGTCCTCAAGGCGGGCGACCGTCGCCTTTGACAGGTCCTTGAGGGTCGCGCTTCCGCGCATGGTGTAGCGGCTGTAGTAGTAGTAGGTCGGCTCCAGTTGCTCATCGTCCTCAGTCTGGTATTCCCAGGTGACGGACATGTTGACGATTTCCGTGAAGCCAACGCCGCCGACCGTAATGGACGTCGGGTAGAACGCCTTCGTGACCGCCGCTTGCGTCTTTGAGGTCGAGCCGATTGCGAAGCCAACGCCGCCGGCGTAGTGCCCGAACGCGACAATATCCATGGTCGCCTTCTGCCGCGCGCCGCCCGAGAGCGTGACGGGAATGAGTATGCCAGACGCCAGCGTGGCACCGAGGTACGTCGCACCGAGTCCGCCGTCCTGGGCATACTGGCGCCAGGTGGCAATCACACTCTCGATGGACTCACCGGTGACGAACTTGGTCCAGGTCGTGACGAGCGACGGGTCCAGGAGTGTGGCCTTGATGTACGGGCGCTTCCCGACAACCTGGCGCAAGGCGACGTTCAGCGCCGACCCGCTCATCAGATCGTCGAATGCCGGATCATTCCCGGCCTCCAGTGACCCGGCCTCGAACGGAGCGGCCACGGTGTCGAAGTTCAGCGCGAAGTCTGCGTATCTCGTGATGTCGGCCATGATCTCACTCCTGCGTTACGAGCTCAAGAATGTCTGGAGTTCTTTGTCGACGACCCTTGCGAACTTGGTCACCTCGGGCTGCACGACCGCCTGTAGTGCCTTCTCCTTCTGGATCGCGCCCTGTGGGCTGATCCGGAGATACCACGGCAGATTCTTAATCGTCATGCGCCGGCCGGACACCGGCCCGACGAAGGTCGCCGGCCCTGTCCGGAGCGTGATTTCGCGCATGCGCCCCGTGTCAACGAGCGGGAGCTTGCCCTGTGGGTCGGCGGACTGACCGGCGCCGGACGTGCCCGTGCCGGTTCGGCGCCGAGGTGCGGTGTGGGTAATCCCCTGCTGGAAAAGCCACACTTGCTCGTGGTAGTACCAGCCCGAGCGCCCGTGGGCCGCGCGCGCCTTGAAAAACTCTTGCTGTTGCTGCGGAGACATCCGCGACAGCAGCTCCCGAAATGCCATTGCCCGCTTGCGCCTGGCGGCCGTGTGGTACGCCGCCCCGTAGCGTTGCCTGGCTTGCGCGACAAAATGCTCCGGCAGGAACTCTTTCCTGTGGTTTTCCAGCGCCTTGTCAATGCCCGCCTTGATCGCCTTTGCGGTCGCTCCGGCACTCGTGTCCGGGCCGTCATAGGTTATGGTCATCTGGTACATGTCAGGTCACGTCGACTGGCTGATCACGAAGAATATCTGATAGCCCTTCAGCGGGCCTTCCGGCCAGCGCAGCGGGGCCTTGTCCCACGGCACTGACGCCACGTCCATTGTCTGGATCGAGCTTGCGTGCTCCAGGTACTCGTTGAGGATCGCGCCCGCGTTGTTGAGAAACACGGTCGCGTTTTCCTCGGAGTAGGCCGTGACCTGTTCCAGGAACCCGACCCCGACGTCCCGCGCCCAGTCGAACCCGGCCAGGCCCGTCGCTGTACTCACGCGCGTCAGGCGTGCGGCGCTGCCCTCGGGGATCACTGCTGCATATTTCGTATTGCCGGTCAGGTTCGCCTGCGACTCAAAGAGCTGGATGTAGTTGAGCGCGTCGTCTGCGTCGTCCGCACCGACCCACGCCTGGAACAGATCCCCGTTCGCGAGGATCGACCGGGCGGTCGTGTACGGATTCCACAAAAAGCCTGTCGGAGCTGTCATCGACTACATCCGTCCCAATGTCTGGCGGGCCATCGCCGCCACCTCAATCGCTATCATGCCGTGGCCGGCCGGGTGCACGAGCGCGACCGACCAGTCCGTGCTGTCCTTGGCGCGTGTGATCTTGTCGTGCTTCGCGATTTCCAGGCTCTTGGCCGCGTACTCGGTCTCTGTCACCCGGATCGTCGCGCGCTGAAGGTATTCACCCCCGACCATTGCCTCGTCTAGCCGCGCCGTGCCGCGCACAAACGTCCCGGTGAACGCGATCGCGTCGGCGTGCGTCAGGGCCTCGCCGAGATCGGTCTCCAGGAGGGCCGCAATCTCGTCTGTGATGTCGGTCAGGTTTGCCACGCTGTCGATCTCCAGTTACTCAGGGGCCGGCGCGACCCTCGGACCGTGCCGGCAGTCTGAACACCCGAACCGGGCCTGGGGCGGGACGGCCGGACTTGCGACCGTCGCAGCGCCGCCAGGATCAGTAACCCGTCGATCAGGACGAAGCGGTGACCAGGAAGCCCTCGAGCGCCGCGTTGATCGAGTCAATCGTGGTGTTGTTGGCCTCGGACCCGGTACGCACCGCTGCCACGTCGGTTTTCACCAGCGCGAGCTGAGCGGCCATACTGGCAACCCAGGCGATCGCGTCGGACTTGACAGCCGCGACGTCGGTCTTCACGAGCGCGAGCGCGGTCGTGACCTCCTTGAGGTTGGCCTGTGCCACACCGGCCAGCGTCACCAGCTCAATCACCTTCTGGGCGAGGTCGCTGATGTTCTGAGCTGCGACAACGTCACGCGCAACCAGCTCAATCGCCTTCTGGGCGAGGTTGGACTGGTTCTGCGCCAGCGCCGTGTTGAGCGTGTGCTGCGTGGCCAGCTGGTCCGCGATCTCCTTGAGGTTGTCGATCACAGCGTCGTTGGAAACGACGATGTAAATGGTGCCCGAGCCTTCGGCGAAGGCCGTCACGCTCGACGCCTCAATGCTGATCTTCTCAGCGGCCGTGAACGCGTTGTCGGCCGTCACCGCCGCGCCGGCGATGTACTGACCCAGAGTCGCAAGGGTCGCAGAGGCGAGCGCGATTTCGCCGCCAGTCACGTTCGTGGTCTCGATCTCGAAGTTCAGGGTCGCGGCCTTCGCGCCCGTCGTGATCGGATCTTCCTGGAGCCAGAACGTCCGCAGGATGTGTCCCGCGAAACCGGGCACGAACTCGGTCATGATGTCGCCGTTGGCGAGCTGGATCATGTCCGGAATCGGGATCGCGAACACGCTCACAGCGGCGTCCGCTGCGATCGTATCGTCCGCCGTGCCGCCGGAGCTGTCGGTCAGGCTGTCCGTGTTGGTGATCGCGGCGACTGTGTCGTCGTGCGAGCCGTCCAGCTGGGAGCTGTCCGTAACGGTCACGATTGCGGACATTGCCGCGACCGTGTCATTGTGCGTCCCGTCGTACCCGGTCGAGTCGGTCAGCGTCACGGGTGCCGCCTGCGCAGCCACCGTCCCGTCAGCCGTCCCGCCGCCGTTGTCGGTCAAAGCGGTCTGGGTCTGCCCCGTGCCGGCCGCAAGCGTCGTCGCGGGAGTTCCGGTCGTCGAATCCGTCAGGGCTTCCTGCGTCAGCGCAGCCGCGCTTGCCGGGTCCGCGATGTGCGCCGCCTGCGTGCCGACATCGGCACCGGGCGAGGCGTTCAAAATCACGTATCCGGTCGTGAGACTCGCGCCGCTCGCGGCCACGAATGCCGCCACGCCCCCACGGCTGTTACCGCTCGCGGTCGTGGTGAACTCTTCGTTGCCGCTGTCGTAGTAGACCGTCGCGCCGGCCGTCCATGCCTGGCTGGCGGTTTTCACGACCTTGACGATGCCCTCGATGAGCACCGGGCCAGTCGCGCCGCTCGCGATGTCGTTCAGGGCCATCCCGACGATATCGCCAACCACGATCACGTCGCCCGAGCTGTAGTCAGCCCCTGCCACGTAGTCCAGGATTTCGCCACTCTGGTATCCCGTCTTCATCTTTCTTTCTCCGTGTTCGGGAGCCTCGCTCCCAGGGAATCATGGGGGCCCCTTGCGGAGCCCCCGGGAATCAAACCGCGGGACTCCTATTTGACGTGCTTCGCGGCGCCGCGGAAGTCGATAGCCCCGGCGACACAGTCGCCACGGACCTTCATCTTCATCCCGTCGACCGTGAACCCCTGCTCCTGCTCAAGGTGCGGCTCGGCCACGCCGTCCAGGAAGTCGACCTCAACCACCGGGGCGTCTGCGGGATTCGCGAACGCGTAGGTGATGGTGCTGCCGTTGCCAGTCAGGGTCGAGTTCTCAATCTCGCCTTCCTCAGCCACTTGCAGACCCATGCGCCGAACGTCAACCGCTGCGTTTTCGCTCGAACGCCCGGCCTCGTAGACGGCCTGCTCGAAGTAGCTGACCAGCGTCGGGCCGGTCAGGATGAGCGCCGGAGCCAGGCCGAGGGTTGACGTACCAGCGACGTCGGTCTGAGCGACGAGCAACTTGCGCAGGGCGCGAACCACAGCCGCGGCCGTTGCCACGGTCGTGACGGTCGCCGTTGCCTCGTCCAGGTTGGCATGCGTGGCGTGGAAAAGCGCAACGCTGTCGTTGCCCATGGCCGCGTTGCTCAGCAGCACCTTGACGGCGAGCTGATTGATTGTCCGAGCCCACGCCCGAGCGTGCGCACCGGGGATCCGGGTGAACGCGCTCATGTCGTCGTTGATGACCGCTTGGCGGGTGATTCCGAAAATCTTCCCGTACGTCGCGATCGTCAGTGACTCGCGCTGCTCGTCCATGGAATGTTCTGTGAACTCCGCGCCTTCCTCGACCTTCGGCAGTACGCCGGCTTCGCTCATCGCGATACGGCGCATGGCTTTGAAATCGGAGCCGGTTCCGCGCAGGCACCACCGGTCCCACGTGACGGGCGCCGTCGCCCACGCGTCGAGCATGGCCTTGTGCGCCACGTTCTCGAGGATGAACGGGAAGTCGCCGGTCGCGTTCGTGAACGCGCGTCCGACGATCTCCATGCGGTCCTGGCCGCGCACCGACACGCCGCTGCGCTCCAGCGACATACGCGCCAGGTCGAACAGGCTCGCCGAGGTGAAATCGCGGGCCATGTCGCGTTCGGCGTCGGTCAGCCTCAGCGTCGGGCGTCCGCGGATCAGGAGTGCGGACGAAACGGCAGCCCGGAACTTGTCGCCAGCGTCAGCGGTGACACTGACCTGAGCGGCGGCCGGATGCTCCTTGGCGAGAACCGCGGTCAGCGCCGCGCGCAACGCGACGACACTCGTGTCGCCTTCCATGCTGCTGTCGCGCAGCTCGGTCACGCCCGCGACGGTCAGCCACGGCGCACAGGCCTGACGGATGTCAGTAAGCCTGGCGCGTTCCTCACGTACGGGGACCTGCGGATCGGCAGGCGTAGCCGGGCGCGCGTTGCCACTGGCGCGTCGGCCATCCGGGGCCGAGCCCGGGTCGGCATCCGGCGCCGGGTCGGGCGGAGGGTCCGCCGGGGCGTTGCGCTCCGCGAGTTTCGCCTGAATCTCGGGGGTGAACATGTATTCCCTGGCTTCGTCGTCGGTCGCCGTCGCCGGCATGCCGAGCGAGACCAGGAGTGCTCTCAGCTTCGGATTCATGGTCATTTCCTTTTGCTTCGGGGGTGGGGAATGCGGGCCGGAATTGGCACCGCGAGTACCGCTGGCCGGGTCGGCGCCGATGGGCACAACGCTTACCTCGATCGGCAGCCAGTCCGTGACGACTTTTAGAACCCGGTTGGCGGGCGCCGCGAACTCGCGTCCGTCGATACGCGCCGTCTCTCCGGGCTCGATGTAGGTCGCCGCGTAGACTCGATAGCCAACACTGCGCTGATCCAAGTGGCCTTCGGCCGTCTTGACAAACTCGGGGTCGGACTTGGAGCTGAAATGCTCCGTTCCCGCGTACGCCGAGCCTTCCACGTCGAGATCAAGAACACTTCCGAGCACCTTCCGCGCGCTCGACGTGTCGTGTGCATCCAGGAGTGGGAGCTTGTTCTTCCGGATCTTGTCGATCCGGATGCCGCTCATCAGAAGGACTTCATCCACGATTTCCCACCGGTCGTAGTCGACACCCGCGACAGGATCCTCGGTGGCGATCGTGGTCCGGACCGTCCGGGCCTCCATGTCGATGGTCGTCGGCTCAATGCCGATTCGGCGAAGCTCGAACTTGCGCTTGCCGAACTGCTCGCGGAGTTGATCGTCCGTCAAGCCGTCGGTGCGGATGCCGTACAAGCGCTCGATTAGGCGGCGTAGTTCGTTCATGTCGTGGGCGCTCCGGTAGGTTCGGGTAGGGCTTCGATGTCCAACGCTTTGTACAGGGCCAGAGCCAGCTCCTCCTTGCCGTATTTCTTCTCCTGGGCGATCTGCTCCAGCTCCTCCAGCGCGTCCCCGCCCCATTGGTCGGACTGTGTGCGCAGGCTGGTCAGCCCGGCATCCAAAAGCGCAGCCGCCGCCTTGACTTCCTGCAGGGGATTGGCGCCGAGGCGCCATTTCGGACGTGAGAAGCGGACGGCGTAGGGATCGGCCCTGTCCGGCGGGCGGGAGATCGCGCCGAACGCCAGGGCTGCATCGATCCAGTCACGGTGGATGATGTTCTCGACGCCACGGCACTGCCACGCGTGCAGCGACTCAGCCCGGTCCTTGACCATGTTTTCGGTGAGGCGGCCGCCCGCAAACGACACCCCCCGGAAGTCGCCGCTCAGCCGCTCGTAACTCAGGCCCATCCCGACGGCGATACCGCGCAGCACGAGCTGGGTCATCGGGTCCAGGTCATTGGCCGGTGCCGGTGTGAATGCCGTGACGTTGCCGGTGCCGACGTTGTGGATCGCGCCGGCCTGGAGGAACTTCTGTTTTTCACCGTCCGGGCCCGTCGCGTCGTTGGTGGTCGGGGCGGGAATCGCCGGCAGGCCACCGCCTACGCCGATGCCGTTGGGGTTCTGCGAGACGATCACTGACAGCGCAGACTGGACCTTGTACGCGATCAGCCGGTACTCGGTGATGTCCTGGAGAATGAAGAGTGACGGCACGACCGGCGCGAACCAAGTGATGCCGTGCAGTTGCCCCGGCATGTCGATCCGGTAATGATGGATGATCTGATCAGCCGGGATTCGCACGACACTGCGGCGAAACCCGCTCTGGTCGATGTGGTAGGCAACGACATCGTTGTCCGCGTTGTACTCGACGCCGCCCTTAACGGTGTTGCCCTGCACCGTCCCGGCCAGGCCGTAGTCGGTCAGCTGATCGTAGGACAGGAACTCATAGGCGAGTGGAATATCACGGCCGTCGGTCATGAAGCGGCGATGAATCAGGACGCCACCGGCAGCGACCGTGTACCCGAGCCACATACTCTGGGCGTCGAACAGGTGCATGCTCGGGCCGACAAACGCCTTCTCGGCCCAGCGCTTTTTGGCATCCTCAACCTTGGTGTTTGCCTTCGCGCTTGTGGTCGTCTCTTTGCTGTAGGCGATTTGGCACTGGGTCTGAATCCCCTGGCCGACGACCGCGTCCTGGAAGCACTGCTTCGCGCGGACCGCAAAGGGGTTGTTCATGGCGAGATAGATCGCGCGCCGTCGGGCCTGCGCACCGTCGGCCGCGTAGATGTCATTCGGGCCGGCGGACGTACTGCCCCACTTGCGAGAGAGACGGTCAACCTTCGCGGCTTCCAGGTAGTAGCGCTGGAGCTGATCCTCGTGCCCCTGGATCTTCCACTGGCGCTCTGCCGCGTGAATGCGCGAGGCTGTGCCGTGGAAGCCGAGCCGGGCGAGCACCCGCGATCTCAGCCCCGGTCGCATGTCCGGCGCCACTGGCCGGCGCAGGTCAACAGTCTCGGTGCCATGTCGCGGGCGTCTGATCATGAGAAGGCAACCACCGCCGTGTTTTCGTTCTCGTAGTCGGTGAGCTCGGCAATCTCTTCCTCTAGCCGCTCCTCCATCACGAGCAGATCCCGGTAGGCACGCCAGACCTCGCCGTACTCCTGATAGGTGACGGAAATCTCGCCGAAGCCCTGGGAGTAGGATTTGTACTTGAGGACGGTCGCGTGCTGAGCCTCAACCTCGGCGATACGCGCTTGCACGTTGGTCAGCCGGGTTTGGAGTCGTGTGAGTCTGCTCATGCCGCGCCCCAAAAATACGAAAAGGCCATGGCAAGTGGTGGCGGCCACCGCCATGGCCTTTTCGTGGAGGAGGGTCAAATTGTCTCTATATATACACTAGCGATATCACCCCGGAGCCGTCAAGGAGTGCGGATCCGAATCCGTCCATGCCATGGAAAGTGCCGTGGGTTTGTGCTCAGACCGTGGACAGAAAAAGTGCCCCGCGCCGGTTGACGTCGGGGCACTTGTGGGTTTGGGACGCGCTCGGGGCCGGGGTGTTACCCGCTTGCCGCGCGGTCAGGACCTCTGTCGGTGCCGTCGAAGTGATTGCCTCTGTCATGCTCAATCCTCCGTGTTCGTGTCTCTCACCGTTCAGCGGGGCAGTAGCACCGCCAGTTCGTCGCCGCCGACCTCCACGACATCATGCGGGCCGAACATCCACGACTCTTCCGCTCTGACGTTCAGGGCCACCCGCGCTTGATTGACTTCCGTCAGGTCGATCCAGCCGCCCTCGTAGCCCTGAACCAACACCCGCCTCTCTGCGGGGTATGCGTCTAGCGCCTTGCGCAATTCGCCGATTGTCATCGCTCACACCTCCACATATGTCGCTTCGATTACCACGGCCTTACTCAGCCGCGCTGAACGCCATCTTCCGACCGCGATCGGCGCGGGTCCACCGCACCGAGCCGTCCGCCAGCTCCTCACTGTGCGCATGCCGTCCGCACTGGGTGCAATAGTGGTAGCGCCGTTTCACTGCGCCCGTGGTGCGAGTGCCGCCGATGCGGAGCGTTGGGCGGTTGCAACTCGGGCAGCACAGTCGATCCCAGGTCGTGATCTTCGGGGCCTCCTGGACGGCTACGGCGGCCGGCTTCGTCTTCGTCGTTCTGCGGCTTGCTGTCATGGGACCATCTCTCCTGTGTACGGGTTCACGGTTGGGGTTCGCGTCGGTTTCGGGCCGGGCGCCGGGAGTTGCGTGATGCGCAGTGCGTCAACGCCAACGAGTTGCATCTTCTCACAGTCGAGCGCGTGGTTATCGTGCGTCTGGTTCCAGACGAACTGGAGGTGCCCGGACGTGTCGCGCTTCTCGACCTTCATCTCCCCGCCCATCTGGTGCAGGAAGTCCGGCGCAATCCCTTCCTCGAGGTGCCAGTAGCCGGGCAACCCGGGCGAGAGTGCGACCGTGTCCATCAGTTTGTCTTTGTAGCGCGCCTCATCGATGTCGATGCGGATAAGCGTGCCGTCCAGCGGGAGGCCCTTGCCCGGGCTCGCGGGGACGTAGGTTTTCGTCAGCTTGAACGCGGCGCCGCCGGCCAGGTGCCTGTAGCCCATCACCGGGAGCGCGCGGCCGAAGTGGCGGAGGCAGAACTGGTACACCTCATCCGTCCGCCAGCGTGCATCGATCAGGGCGTACATGATCGGGACGGGGCCGGTTGGCGATTCGTAGGTCCGGCCGAGGATGTCATCGAGCCGCGCGAGCTCCGGCAGTAGTACGCCTTCCTCGACGCCCCACGACGTTGTATCTCGGCCCCAGGCGCGGACCCGGAACCGGAGGTGATCGTCGTGTACGTCCGCAGTCATCAGCACGGCCGCGGCTTCGGCCGGGACCATCCCGCGCTTGTGGCCCTTCAGGATGTGGACCTTCAGCGCGGATTCCTCGGCGTACTTGCCCTTCTCGACGTACGGGACCGCGCAGTCGTTGTTGAGGAAGTCGTGCCGCGCCTCGGGATTGCGGTAGCAGTCGAACCAGCGCTCGACGACGTCGCGGAGTTTGACCTGTCGGGAGTACCAGCTCGGGAGGTGCGAGGCGTAGTAACGCGCCGCCGGATCCCCCGGGCGCCAATCACCACGGTCCACGGCGCGGTTGCGCTTGACGTCATCCCAGTGCGCGCCGCACGCCTCGCACTCATAGTACGCCGACTCGTGCCGCTGCTCTCTGCTCAACGCGGGGTCACGGTCCCACTTGATGCCGCCGGTCCATTGCCCTTCGTCCTTGCCCCGGAACCACGCGCGGTCCTCACCGCCGAAGTACATAACCTGCATGTGCCCACAGTCCGGGCACGGCACCCAGACCTCGCACTTTGTCGAGTGCACCCAGTCACGCCAGCCGGGTAGGTGCTCAAGGCTTGGCGTGGTGGCGCCCATCGCGTTACCGAACTCACCGAATGCGATGATCCGGCGCAGTGCGTTACGCTTGGCGTCGGTTTCCTTGTCGGACTTTTCCTGATACTTCGCCTCCTCATCGAGGATGAGATGTTTGATTGGCTCGCCGGCTATCACGCTCGGGGAGCCTGCCCAGCCGAACGTAACCGAGCACGTCACGAGGTTGTACTCCAGGAGCCCGAAATCGTCGGGGTTGCCGGTCAGCAGCTCCGGGAAGTTGTGCCGGATCAGCGGCTGGACGTGCTTCTTACTCCGGCGCTTGGCGGTCGTCTGGTCCGGGTACACAATCATCGCGGGGCCCGGATCGACCTTTAGATTATACAGGAGTGCCAAGTATTCCTGGAACGTCTTCCCGGTCTGTGCGGCCCACACGTTGTCGCTGCGCTGGTAACGGCGATACGCCCAGAGCGGCGACCACTCGCCGGCCATGTACGGGGTGCGCCCTGCGAACCGGATCGGCCCGCGGAATGGCGTTGGGTAGTCCGGCGGCAGTGCGACGTTCTGCTCGGCCCATTCCCAGACCTCCAGGTCCGGGCGCGGCTGGATAGCCTCAAGCGCGCCGCCCAGCAGTAGCGCGGCCAAGGGCGGTAGTGCGTGTTTTACGGTGTAGCGGGGCACAGGCGCTCCATTGCCTTTCGGACGTGTAGCCGGGCCTGGCGGATAGCGTCGTCGACGAGCGTGCGAATCTCGCGGGCGGTCCGGCCGACGCACTCCTGCGCGACCACCACGCCGACAGTGTCGAGCTCGGTGGCCATCGCAGATGCCGCCTTCCCGAAGATTTCGCCAGCCTCGATGGCGTCCACGTAACGACCGCGGCGGTGCAGGATCTCGGGGAGGTCCTTCTCGATCTGGCGACGGGCCTGCACGACCTCGCGCCAGGTTCGCGTCAGGGACTGCAGGGTCGACGCGCTTACGCCACCGGCTTTGCGGGTGGCGATGTAGTCGGCATGCGTCAGCTGCTCGACCTGTACCAGATGCTCGCGGAGTGCGACCAGATCATCCGCCGTGACGTGGGTATCGTGTAGCGCCTTCTGGGCTCGCTCTGCAATGGCAGCCGGGTCCTTGCCGAGCACTACTGTGTTTCCCGCCGACGGTGGGGCTTTGGACGCGGCGGTCTTGGGCCGATCGGCGAGGAACACGCGGTACTCGTCGGGGTCGATCATCTTCCGGCGCGACCCGCGGCCGCTGGCACCGGGACGCTCCCCGTCGTAGCTCTGAAGCCCGCGCCGGATATCCTGGCGGATGGTGGACACCGACCGCTCGAAGAGCTTCGCTGCGTCCTTCAGCGAGATCAGCTTGGGTGCCATCGTGGTCGGACCTTTCAGTGCGGGCGTTCTGGGGTGTCGCGGCGGCCGGGTGTCAGGGGTGTGCGCTCACCCGGATTTTTGTTTGGGCGCAGAAAAAGAGCTTGCCCCCCGTCAG